CATCAGTGATCTGAATGATAGAGTCGACATGAATATCAGCAGTTAAGCCTGAAGTTGTAATAGTAGTTGTTGTTCCAGCAGTAATAGTACCTGCTGAAGTGTTAGCTTTACGTGACTGGACTTGTCCAGCAGTACAACCGCCAGATTGGTCACAACGTCCGTAAACAAACTTACGAGGTCCATAGATAGGATGGATATCCTCTCGGATAATTCCTTTCTTCTCTAAAGCAGTCGCCGATGATGAGTTAAGCTTCGTACCCCAGCCAAGCTGAGCACTTCCACCTAACTGCTGAATTGTTGCAGTTGAAATAGTCATGGTAGCCTCCTATGCTGAGAAACCTGAAGCGACCCAAAGGGCTTCACGTCGGTTTGTAGCTAACTGGCCATAGACTTTAATCTTGGCCACAAGAATATCTTGGTTAGCGGGTTCAATGAATTTACCGGTTGAGAAGTTTGCATCGCTAGAGATGTAGAACTTCAACCAATCTGTGTTAATTCCATAAACACGGTCTGAAGGGCTGTTTTGATCAAAGATCACATCAGCGTCCTCAAACTTCATAGCTGTGAATCCCAATTCAGCCAAACGTGGGTTATTGTACTGAGCCCGTCCGTTGGCTAGAGATTGTAAGCGTCCAAAGTTAGTTGTGTCCATGCAGATTGTATCAACCATATCAGTTCCACGTTGAGTTGCTCTCATAAGAGTGCTCATCTCAGTTTCACCGTTGGAAGCAAATGATCCAACTGAAGTGTTAACAGAGTTTCTCCAGAAANAATTGGTCGCANCGTTAATACCACCCAAAGTTCCTGTAGTAGGATCTTGAGCAATAATAGCTTCGAAACCAAGCATATCTTTACCAGAGTTGCCTGTTCCGTCAGCGAAGAACATTTGAGAAATCTTGTCCTCCAAAGACTTTTCAGCTTGCATCATGAGTGATTCCATGAGGTCAATTTGTCGTTCTTTTCCAGCGTTTTGTGCTTTCTCGATCCCTTCGATGATGACAGGGCAAACAGCTTGTTTCCAGTTGTATTCAGCAGCGGAAATACCGTCTTGCTTAGTAATGTCGATTACGTCACTACCATTATAAGATTGAGCATTTGCGAAACCGTCCATAAGAGGAAGAACAAGTGTTTCTCCACCTTTAACTTTTACCGCACCTTTCGAACGCATAAGCGCAAGAATAGGAATATGAGAACTAACGTTGTCCGCTAGTTTCTTTCGGTAGTTCTTAAGGGTGGTCGAGGCAACACGGTCGAATGATGGGTTTGCATCAGCCATGATTGTCTCCTTTTAGCTCTCGTCCAAGGCTTGAAGGAAAGCAGACTCAACAGAGTCCGCATGTCCAGCGCCTGAAGAACTAGGCGCAACATTTGTTGAAGCTGGTGTGGAGTCTTGCTTACGGTCCATTTCTTGGTAAGCCTTATCAGTAGCTTGTTGCGCTACTTGTTGGGGATTCACCGGATTTACTGCATTCCAGGCTTGTTCCAACGTTAAAGACTGCCCATTCAATGGGTTGTAAGAAAGCCTTACGTCCATAACTCTGTTTTTAGTCTCACCTGTTCGGGGGTCGATATAGTTATGGTTGTTCCAACCTTCTTCGCCAAATTGTTGCTTCCCTTTAAATTCTTCAAGCTGATAAAGCGCTTGGTACTGAGCTTGTTGTGTTTGTTGTAATATTTGTTGGTTTTGACCTCGAATAGCTTCTGCACCTTCATAGCCAAACTGATCCACTAGGGGGTCTGCCTGTTGTTGGGGCACCTGTGTATACTGAGGCTGAGCCTGCTGATAACCTTGGTTGTATTGAGGTTGCTGATACGCAGCTTTTTCCGCCTCAAATGCTTTTCGATCCTCTGCCAACGATTGATACTTCTGTGTGTAATCAGCTTGAAACGCATTGGGATCATTAGCTGTTGCACCTGATGATTGACTAGGTTGTCCTTGTTCGGTTGTTCCTTCCGTTGCCGGCGCAGGAGCTGGACTAGCCTCTTGTGCTGGAGCCGGGTCAGAGCCGAGCTGGGTCTCTTCACTCATTGATCTCTCCTATTGCGGTATTCCGCCTTGTGGTGGCACGCCACCGGGTTGTGGTGCTGCCGGTACTGGCTGCCCCTGAGCTGGTAATGGCTCTTGACCTGGTAATTCAGGCCCTAAAAAACTTTGTCCAGTTGGTGCTTGAGGAATTCCTTTGGCCGCAGCTGCTGCTTGTTCCGCTTGAAGGTTGCCTTCTATTTGTTTCTTGAATTCTTCATGCATCATCTTGTGTAAGATGTTTTGTGAGTTGCCGTTTGATTCATTGTCATGAACCATTAGATGTTTATCGTGGTCTTCCGTTATACGCGCAGGTAACAACACACCGTCGTTTAGTAGTCTAGATTCTTCCATTGGGTTATCTTTCTTAATTAGAAGGTTCTCATTTCTAACGTCGAAAGCTAATTCCATTTCCTTAATGACTTCCTGCATATCCAATTGAGCCGGCAAGCCAGGTAATGCCGCAATAGCTTTGATGAATCCTTGAAGTTTGCTTATTCTTGTTTGTTCGTTGTCTGGAAGTGTAGATCCTTGTTGAACTTTAGTTCTAAATTCCCCTTGAATGTTTTCTTTTGTGATCTCAAGAAATGGTCGTTCAGCTTTTCCTTTAACTATTTCCCCGGCACTTTCTTGCAAGGACATGAACTTAGCTTCTGGCATTTCAGTTAACGAAATAACCCTAGTTGTTGAATAGTTATCTTGCATTAACTTGGCCATTTTATAGCCAATACTTGAAGAAACGTCTTCTAACCTACTTAAGTTTTCACTTGTAACTTGAACTGCAGCTGCTTCATTAGCTTTTACTTCTGTTGCTGTCTTGTCACCACCTGTTTGCCGTGGTGCCTGACGTGAAATCAATTGAATATCACCCCTCACCGCTTGTTCACTAGCAGGAATCTGAGGATCTAATGGTGCGTGTTGCATTGGGATAACATTTTGTCCCGTCTTTAAATTAACAATGCTTGTGTCTTCAGCTGATCGAACTTGAGTTAATTGTTCCGGTGAAAACTGAGGGCCAGTGGTTAAATACTTGGAATTACCCTTCTTGGCGTGATTCACTTGCATAGTGCGATAACGCGTAACTTCCTTTAATTGATCCGCCCAGAAGGTGAAATCATTCTTAACATTCGGCCGGTTAGGGATATCGTTGTACATTAGGAAGTCATACATTGAATCGTATTTATAATCTTTCTTCCTCAACTTCTTAACCCAACGATCCAACCCCTCAACCAACGTGCCAATCAACCCATTAGCGCGGTCTTCGATCTCATAATAAGTCCCAAATTGGAAATCCCCTTGATCTTCTGTAGGGAAGGAATCAGATCCAGAAGTAGTCTTGGTGATAGTAACTTGCCCACGATCACGCTCATTCAAATTAAACTTCACCGCAATATCGTCAATTCGTTCGTTAACTACATGAATTATATATGGACTTGTGTTCCAAGTGCAATCAGGCGACTTTAAAAGGTTGGCTATGGAAATAACGTCAGTTCTTACGTCGTCGTTTACTACACGATCAGTGAAATCCGTTTTGGTTTGTTCCCTACTAAAATTATAATAAGTCTTATATCCACATACCCCATACAATTTACAAAGCTTGATAGACTCACGCATTAGCTCACGCATTTTAAGACGATCCCAAGCTTGGTTCACTATCAACTCAAGGATCTCAGTAGCTTTTTCAGAAGAAGGGTTTTCAGGATCAAAGAATATCTTTGGGTTTTTGGAATACAAAGCAGGAATAGATTGCTTCATATCTACATAGACAAGATTGACGTAGATATTACGATCATCAGTAGCGTCGTCGTTCTCACCCTCATACGCTTCTACAGCGTCTTGACCTTCGTTAATAACGTCAGTCATGCCTTGCTTTGCAACAGCGATACGGTTACGCCAAACGTCAGGGTCTTTTACTATTTTCTTTTTAGCTATTTTTTAACTCAAGCCCCGGCAGGCTTTTTTCTAACGGCAACTATATTTGAACAAGAAAAACTATAAAAGTCAAGTTCTTGCGGTAATTCTGAGGTAAGTTCCATCAAATTGAGGTGAAAACTTCGAAAATTCTTCCTTAAGTGTGTCTAAATTTATGTTTTCTTTGTCTTCCGAACAGTTTTTACAAAGATTTATAATTAGCTTACCCTTTCCTTTTCGTTCCACATAAGCGGATCTAGTTTTGAAGTCTATTCCGTTTATGACTTCACTAGGTGTCATAGTCTTTTCCCCACAATGGTGACAAAGGGGTGGGTCTTGAATGAATCGGTGTTCCCTTCGTTGTCTTTTAAGTGATCGCATTTAAATCCTCCGTTAAAATAATAACCGCTCTAGCCACGTCTAAGCACCTATCAGGCTGAGTCTTTTCAGTGGAAATCAAAGTAACCGTAAGCAATGAATTGAGCTTCTTTTCCAATTCCGTGTCACCTTCCATGTCTTCCCATATAATTGGATCTACTAGTTTCATATGCAAACGGCCCGGGGAGTGCCGAGCCCCCCGAGCTGCATTTTTATCGCTTGCGTCTACTCGAGATTCGGTAATCCGGTCTTTGTTCTAGTCGTTCTTGTTGTCTTTCAGCCGCCTCTAACATTGTTATTGGCTTCTTTTGCTCTATAAACAATGGTGGGCGTGACATTAAGGCGTAGCGAGCTGCGTCGAGGGCATGATCGGAGCAGCTATCAGCCATATCCTCAGTCTTCTTCTTATGATAAATAGCTGAAGATAACTCTCTCCATAAGTTAACACATTGATTTGAAATGTGCCACATTGGTTGTTGGTTTGGTTCTCTCAACTCTAAGTAGTTTCTCATTCTAGACCAACCATTTAACCGATTATCAACACCCATTATTAAGTCTAATCCATTCTCAGACCAATATTCATATCTAGGTACAGCGGCTAATTCCCCATGTTTTTGTACTTGGATCCTGACAGGGAAACTATTCGGATCCCCCACCGTGTATTCTATATTCTCAGGAAGCGTTTCCCCTTGGTCGTCAACATACACGCTCATTTCGTTTATTTCCCGTATAGCGTCATGATCTAGCGTTTCCGTCTCATAGTATTCACGATACGTATAAATGTTATTGTCGGGCCCTACAGCGTGCCAGAGACATACCATAGGATCTCTAAAGCCCCAATCCATTGACCTAAATCTAGGCCATGATTGTTCTATTTTAATGTCACTAGGATCAAATAAATGTTTATCTTTTTGAAGGTTCTTTAAAGAACATTCCGGCAAAGACTTCCCAATCCCCATAGCGCCATGCTTTCTTTAGCTCGAAGGGAAGGGATTCAAGGAACTTAACATATTCCGGGTCCTTTTCCATTATCGTTGGATTGTCTTCTACTCGTGCTCGTATAAATATACGGGTCCTCCCTGACTGTTCGTCTGTAAAAGGGACCCCGTCGGGAGATGGATCCACAAATCTTGACTTGACCCAGTGATGACCAGCTCCGCCGGGATTTGTAGTTGCGAAGACTCTCGGAGGAAGTCCATCAACTGTTGATCTACAAGATGAGATGAGTTTGAGATATCTCTCTTCATCCGGAATTTGAGTAAGCTCCTCAAGTAAGATGCGATGATACTCATGACCTTGATATTTTTCATATGCCGAATCATCCTTTAAGTGGCCACAGACTATTCTTGCGCCAGAAGGAAAGGATATCTCTGCGGGTTTACCAGCAAAGGAAGCACCCAATCCCTTATACATTATCTTAGCACGACTTACCCAATCTCGTAAATCGTCTGCATTTTTCCTAATTACAAGTCCACGGTATCTAGGATTGTCTATGTTGTATAGCATCCACGCCAAACCCGCGTCAGTCTTGCCTGGGCCCCTGCTCCCCCCAAAAAGTACCTCGAACTCATCACGCCTAAGTGCTTCCTGCTGCTTGGGATAAGGACGCCATTCCATTAAGCTTGCCCCGAAGTGTCGTCTTCAATTCCCCACCATGAATGTGTGGATATTCTCTCGAAGCAATTTAGGCATTTACTAAAAGAGCCTTTATCTTTTAGCTTTTCAGATCCACATTTAGGGCATTTATTAAGGTCCATATCCTTAACCATAGCACCCACAACATTGCCTTCTTCGTCTACATATTCGTAATTACTCATAAACAAATAGTACCTGATCGTATTTACAGCTCACATACTTAACTTCCCCTTCAGCATCAGTATCCCAAAACACAGTTCCGCCTAAATTCTTCAGCCTAACCCTATCGCCTATCTTCATATCGTATTTAGGGTGAACCCATACAACTTCCCCGTCTTCAGGTGTGTAGCCACGTGTATCAATTAGTATTCCCCCTTCACTTTCGTGTTGGTGGTCAGGGTCTAATTTTATTATTACTTTGTCTTT